TTTATGTATTGGGGTCATTAACAACAGTGAATTATAATGCAGCTAATACTCTTCCGTGGTTATATGAATCATTCGCCCATTTAAATTAAATTATATAAAAATAATATATTATTTAATTTTTTAATTTAAAAACCGCATCTTTTACGCAGTAAATAAATAAAAAAATAATATTATTAATAAAATGAATTTAAAAAGAACCCGATTTAGTAGATTATAAGATGCCTAAACGTAAAGTTAAGTCCTCCTCTAGCGACTCTAAGAAGTCCTCTCAATCTGTTGCTCCTCCTGCCCCATCTACGGTCGAGGAGACCACTCCAGCCTCTACTACTCCTCAACTTCAGGAGCAGTTTGCTCAACTTCTCACCCAGTTGTCTGTTCTCCGCAGTCAACTCACTGCTGTCACCAGCCAGGTCCGCACTCTCTCAAAGCGCACCGAACGTGAACTTAAGCAGGCACAGAAGGTTGGTCGTAAGAAGCGTAAGTCAGGAAACCGTGCCCCCAGTGGATTCGTTAAGCCCACTAAGATTAGTAACGAACTCGCAGCTTTCCTAGGTAAGGATAAGGGAACTGAGATGGCCCGCACTGAGGTCACTCGTGAGATTAACAACTACATCCGTGAGCACAAACTTCAGGACCCAAAGAACGGTCGTCACATCCTCGCTGATTCTAAGTTGAAGAAACTCCTCAAACTTAAGAAGGATGATGAACTCACATACTTCAACCTTCAGCGCTTTATGAGCCCTCATTTCGCTAAGGCCAGTTCTAAGTCTTCCTCTCAGTAAGCAAATCCAAAATAAATAAAAAATAAATATATTTAATTTATTAATTAAACATATTTATTCAACAAACACAAAATTCTCTAATTCTAATATTTTCTTTAAATTATCATCGTTTTTATTATCACTATTATCTGTTATCTTATAATTATTAACATTTATATTCGATAAATTAAATATGTTGTTTATTATATTTAATTTCTCATAATCTTCATTTGTTATTATTTTACTATTCAATAAATTATCATATAATACTCCTTGTTTATTCTTACTATAATAATCGTAATAGTAAAATATATTTTTTAATGATTTATAATAATCACACCCGCTTATTATACATAATTTTCTAAAATTATCCATATCTATTTTTAAACTTTTCAATATTGAAGTCAAATCATAATACAAACAAGTATGATTTATTAAATCTATATTCCTTATTATTTTATTACAACCATACGCAAATAAATCCATATCATCACTTAAACATATATCATATTCTCCTGTCTTTATCATATGAGCACATAATGTATCTGCCTCCATCTCAGCATTCACATATGATACTCCATAACTTTCTAATAATCTCTTAACATTATTTATATCATCATTCGTTATTCTCACAAATTTCTTCTTAAGAATATCTATTCTATCTAACATTTCTTGAGTCAACTCTTTATTATTTTCTATTATTGTATAATATTCATGTTTCGCTTCTTTTCTATCTATCTTTCTTTTATTCAATTCATCCTTCTTTTCCTCTCCCGCCTTACCATCAAATACAAACAACATATCCATTTCATAATATTTAAACACGCTACACATCAAATATATATTTGATAACAATTCTCCATTTGACTTATATTTGTATATATATATACTTGCATCTATAACTATTCTCATTCCTCTTAACTCAGATATATTCTTTGTCTTAATATTATTCTTACAATTCTTCCTTATCAATCTACCTAACATCTTTATTCCCATTTTATAATTATTATTTCTTTTAATAATTATAAATCAATTTAATTCTATCATTGTCATTCTTAAATTTTTGTATTTATAAATAGTATTACTATCCAAATTTATCTTATCTTTTTTTAAAATATCTTCTATCTTATTTATTAAATTTAAATATTTTACCTTTTTATAATTTGATAATATAAATAAAAATAATGAATGTATTGTGCTTGGAGACTTATCTATATTCAATAATAAAGTATTATGATTTAAACACCAATCTATAAATTCATTAGAATTATATAATAATACTGACTTTAATATGTAATAACAAAAAACATTTGTTGATTCTTTATATAGTGTCTTATTTATTCTATTTTTTAATATCAAATCTTTATATCTTAATCCCATATAATCTAATATCTTTACCAACTGATATACACTATATAATTTCTCTAAATTTATACAAGTATTCGAGTATAATCTAAAATTTTTTATATCGTTCTTATTATCTAATAACTTATATCCCTTAAAACAACTATTCAATATTGTCGCCCAATATTCACAATACATCTCACTAACATTCATATTTGATTTCACCCCAAATAATTTATTTAAATTTTTATTTATTTTTGAATTCTCTACTTTCATTCTTGAAAAATCTAAACATAGAGAATGACATAACTCATGTATCATCACCTTAAACCATTCTTCTTCTCTAAATACCAATAATTCCCCGTATTCACTACAACTATATGTTACTGCTGAATTACAATTATTCTGTGATAATGTTATCACTGGATTATCTGGTAACATTTTATAAACTTTTGTTAAATATAAATTTACTATTAATGATTTTATTTTTAAATTGCTATAACTTAGTAATAAAGATAACGCACCTAATACATATTTCAACTTCGGTATAGTTGTCTTATTATCAAAATGTAAATAATTAATAGTTACTTTTATTCCACCTATCTTTATTACATAAATACTATGTGATTTCACATTTTCATTTATATATCTTACAGCATCTTTATTAGAAAAATTACTCATCAATAACTCTGTAGAATTAAAATCTTTCAAACTAGATATTTTTTTATTATTTTTACTTAATAACTTATGTTTTTTATCTATATGTTTTTTTATCTCATCATAAAAATAATCTAAATATTTTTCTTTTTTTATCTTTTTTAATAATGATAAATCATCAATAAAATTATTAAATAAATATTCACTAATTTTATTCATTTATATATAAATATTAACCACATTTTAATTATTTATTTTTTAACAATCTATTTCTTATTCTCATCGTATCACAAAACACTATATTATCACCTCCTCTTATAAAATGAACTAATTTCGCATTCTTTGTTAATTTCAACATCTCCTTCAAGTCTTCATTTTGTTTATATTTCATATACTGTCCTTTTAACATAACATCTTCATGCTTTTTATTAGCGTAAAAATCAACATCTACATTGACATTATCAGGTCGATATTTAACATTCTTAATTTTTCCACTCTTTCCACCTGCTCCCTTTGCCTTCAAAGGATCTAATGATATTTCACTTTTAGAATTCATTGTAAATTGTTTATAATACTCAGGATTTTCATTTCTAAATTTATTCGCATGATAATAATGCTCCACACTTGCCCATTTATATCCATCAACCTCAAACAATGGTATCACATCCCCTTCTCCATCTTTCTTAACATAAAAATTAGACAACATCTTTCTCCAATTTCTTATCTTATTTAAATCATCATACTCATTCAAATTTTCATCTGGAATCTTCTCTCCAGCACCTTTACCTGGTCTAGCATTATCTGCTGATTTACTGTAAAATTGAAATACTATATTTTCGTTATAGTAATCACAATCTTCCTGTCTTACTGTTGGTTGCATCTCGGGTTCATCTATTTCCCCGTCTAAACTTTTAGTATCAATTTTTTCGCTTTCTTGAATTGTATGTTGAGTATCACTATCATCTACAACTTTACCAGTTAATTTTTGGAATTTTGGTATATAATCATATAATACTGAAGAGTTAGACGATAAACATTTCTTTTTCAAATCATCTAATACTCCCCATGGTATTTCATGAAATCTATATATATGATTTCCTTTATATATTATTAATTTGTAATGATTTCCAGTATAATCCATAATAACATAATATTTTGGATTAAATATACCTTTTGTTCTTATTATTTCTGGAACCATATCACCACATGATATTATATTATTATAATCTCCTATATGATAATTATTACTATTCAATATAATAACCTTGATATTTAATAATAACTCCATCTTTGTTATTGAACTAGAGTCAGCCCAATATTTATTTGTTTTTATTAATTCTTTTAATTCGTCTAATGATTTAATCTTCTCCATAAACATAAACTCTTTTGTTAATTCTTGTGCTTGTTTTTTATCCTTCTTCAACTTTTCAATATCCGCTGGTATTGCTTTATATTCTTTCAACATTGGTCTTAATTTATCTGCTAATTTTTTCTTTTCATTTCTATCTTTTTCAGTATCAAACAAAGCCTTAGTTGGTTTATATTCTTTTAATATATCGCTTCTTCTTTTCTGTAATAATTTTATCTCATCTGCCAAAGATAACACTTCTTTTTGATTTTGTTCAAATAATTCTTTATATGTTGTAAATTGTTCTTGAGACATTGAATCAGATAACATTTCTCTTTGTTTATCAATTGTCAAATTAATATTTATTGAATTAAAAGCATCCCTTATAGCACAGAAAAAACAGTCACCTCCACCTTCATTATCTTTTATATCATAATAATCGTTATGATAATATTCCTCTATCCATAATACATCTTCTGGTTTATTAACATCATATTTCTTTCGTATTTTTTTATCATCCTTTTCAGTCTCCATTTTATAATCATTATCATCATCTTCCATTATATAAAAATCAACCATTTCTGTCTCTTCTAATATTTCTTGATCTTCATCATCCACTAACTCTTCTTCTTCTTCATCTTCTATTAAATCATTATCTGCCATTTTTTCTACTATAAAATCCTTATTTACAACATCGAATAATAATGGACCTTCTATTATTGATATATCAATATCATTCTCTTCATCTAATAAGTTAAAATAATCTTTGGCTAAAAATTCATATATCCCTATTTTGTAATATTCTCCTTCAGTAACAATTAAATATACTGGAGCATAAAATACATCATCATAACGTTTAGTTTCTACATCTCCTAATGCTACCACTATATTTTTATCAAATAATTTTATCTTATATAATGATACCTCTCTTCCCTTATCAACTGCATCTAAACTTAAACTTTCTGAATATTCAATATTTGAATTTATATTTGAAAACACCATATAATTTAATCTGATATTATATATTTATGTAAAAATTCGTCATTTTTAATTTCATCCATATAAAACCACAATAATTTCCTTCTATTCACTATAAAATCATTTTCAAATGACATCTCAAATAAGACTATTTCTTCTATCAGCTCACTTTTTCTTTTCTTTCGTTTTGATATTTTATAATAATCTGCTATTTTTTCCAACTCTTTTTTAGTAAAATTATTATCATAATCTAAACATGTTGCCATATACACATCAGCACTATAATCGCC